ACTGCAGCCTCAACCGTTTCAGGGTCGAGCTCCCACTCGGCGGCAAGCTCACGGTCAAGAACACGCTCGACGGAGTAAGACGTGCTGGGACCAGTGCCATACCGAGTAATGGCACGACAGTACTTGGACAGAGGCCCAAGACGGGTGTCGTTGTGAATCTCCGCAAGCTGGCTTGAGAGGAGCGAACCTGCGGTGAGAATCTGGACAGTGGGCTCACCGTTCGAAAGAACGAGTACGTTCAGAGCAACCTTGACGCGAGGACGATCTCCCCACGCGCACAGGGGACAACCGTCTTCAAGGCAAACAAACGAGCGCTTGCCCTCGGTACGGTCAATCCAGTGCTGCTGGTAAACAATGAACGGCTCGTCGTCAAGGAAACGAATGAGCTGGGTGCGGTCAGACAGCTTGAAGTCGGTTGGGTAGTCACCCTTGGACTTGGACAGTGCCTTCACGGCTCCCCAACCGGCCTGCACGGACGTACCGTGCTTGGGGGCTGCATCGGGGGAATCAACAACGACGTCGTAATCTGCGGCGTCAACTGCGGGGTTCAACATACTGCTCTTTTCGGTAATGAGGCTTTCGCACTCGTCGGTAAATGAGGTTGGAGGTTAGTACTCTCCGTGAACAAGGAACCTCCAGCGACGCACCAGCGCCTCTGTCAGATCACCGTTCTGACTCCACTCTACACGAGCGGAGCCGAGTAGTCCACGCTTTGCAAACTCCTCAATGGTAACTTCAATCAGTTCCCGAGTATACACCCGGTTACCTCCGACCTTTTTACCATCAAGGGTTTTCTGGCGCAAACGATAGGGAGCGATTGGGATGTAGCCCTTACGTTCCCAAAGACGGATGGTCACAATCTTCTTCTCTAACGCATCAGCTAAAGCTCCGATTGTAAACACCTCCGTCTCTTGTCCATTAAGAATCTTAATGATGGGGTCTGAATCCCAGCCCTCCGATTCTCCTAGGAGCTTAGCACGACGCTTATCGGCAACAGGCGTGCTTTGACGGCGTGTCGTTTTGGATCCGGGCGCGGTGTTGAGACCCTCAAAAGCCCTGAGGATCTCTTCATCACTACGCAGTCCCGGCATGTCAGCTCTTCTTTGTCATGAGAGCCCAAACAATCTTGGGCGGGTACATCTCATCAAGCTGGTCGTCAGTGATCTTCCCTTGGTACACAGCGGCCATCAAAGCGTCTTCGTCGACTACGCGAATCGTCTTGTACAGCTCGTCCTCAAGACCAAGTTCTGCAATCAGTGTTTCCGCAACACCCTCGTCAATCTTGCGACTAACACGGCGTTGCTTTTCCAAGCGAACGATGCCACCAATTTCTTGGTCAAGTTCAAGCTGAATGTTTCCCTTGTCGTCCTCGAACCCAAGCTGTTCGATAGCACCAAAAAGCTTTTCGCGAAGTTCGCGTTGGCGCGTCTCCATGAACTCAATGCTGGACTTCAGCTTGAGATACTCCGAGATCTGGTGATCAAGATTATCTGGGTCAACTACCCGAGACTCTTCATCAATAATGTTTACCATTTGCCCTCCTAACTGAGCTTATCCGTGATGAACTGTAGCAGACTTCCGACCGTAAGGTCGACACCGCCCTTGGCGTTTATGTTTTCTCCATCTAGGACCGCGCCTGCGATGGCTGACTTCTGTTTTAGCATCTCGTACTGACGTTGCTCGATTGAGCCCTCGACTAAAAAGTCCTGAATGGTGATGCTAGGCCACTGTGAAGAGGTGCGGTTGATACGTCCGTTACGTTGAACCGACATACCTGCCGACCAAGGCTGGTCAAAGTTTACGAGAAGGTTGGCTTGCGGAAGATCTACTCCGTAGCCCCCGGCATCAGAACTAACCAGTACACGTACGTCAGGAGAAGTCTGGAATAACACTTTGTTCTCCTCTTTCTCTTTTGCGTTCATCTTCCCTGTGTAAGGGACAGCGCTGTAGCCTCGACCATTCAAGCGGGTCATCAAATGATTAACCGAACCTAAGTACGAAGAGAACACTACCGCTTTGTACGTTGGGTCAATGTCTAAGTGGTCCGACAAGTAAGAGATACACGCATCAAGCTTTGGGTATTTAGTGAACCCTTCTAGCAACCCGTCTTCTCCGAGCACGTACGCGTATGAGCTCCCCTCGCCTTTTTGCGCTTTGAAGTTGTGGTAACTCTCGATCAAAAGATCTGGGCTTGAACAAATCTGGCGCAGGGCGGTGATACGGGCCATGAGCTCTCCGCGCATTCCGTTGGCAGGGTCACTGGCATCAGTCCACTGTCCGTAGTGGGATGCGACGTTGAAATTGGAACCAAAAAGCTGGCTAGCCTCTACGAGCATCTCCCGGAGGGAAAGCGCAACCGTGTTGTAGAGGGACTTTGATTTTGCATCCAGCTTTACGAGCACAGGCTCACGGTAAACAGCGTCGGGTAGGAATGGCCGTACATCGTCATCGGTCTGCGATTTACGGACTGTGTGCTCGAGTAGGCGTGAGTTGAGAATCTGCAAATTGCGGTAACGCTGCACTCCGCCAAAATGATTGCGAACAATAAAAGTCTTGTCAAAAATATCAAAGCGACCAAGAACGTCACGATCAACAAACTGCATAATGGAGTAGATCTCCTCCGGACGTCCGTTCTCAATAGGAGTCCCTGTGAGGGCAAATCTTACTGGTATCTTCTTGGCGAGCTCCTTAACCTTCTTGGCTCGCTTTGCTTTGAATCCTTTGATAGCGGTTGCTTCGTCGCAGATAACAGCATCAAAGCTCATCTTGCTGAGGATGTCCCAGTCATTTACTACTTGTTCGTAGTTCATGATGATGTACTCATACTCAGAATATGTCGCGTAAGATATATTTCGTTGCTTTGGGGTGCCGTCGACAACTAGGGCGGTCGAGTTACTAAACTTCTCAATTTCCTTTTGCCACTGGTACTTGAGGCTGGCGAGACAAAGTACTAGAACCGTGCTGTTGATCTGCTTTGCTTCTCGTAGCTCCTCTACAGCGGCAATCGTCATCGGGGTTTTGCCGAGGCCCATCTCATACGCCACAAGAATGCACCTTTGAGAAACCATCTTCTCGACGGCTTCAACTTGATACGGCTTGAGAGTTCCCTTAAACATACGCAGTTTCACCATACAGGAATGAGCGCGAGTTTTCGATACCCCACTCCAGCTCGTCGCGGTTTAGGTCCCCCGGGTCTTTCTTTCCAGAATCCCCGTAGTTGAAGAAGGTCAAGTTAATGCCGTACTTTAAGCACAACTTTGACATATCATCGCTAGCCTTCTTACCGGCGGTGTCGAGCTTCGCGTTATCAAAAGCGGCAATGACACGGTCGGCGGAGCGAATCAACTTGATCTGCTCTTCGCTGATAGTGGAGCCGCACACAGCGACAGCCCCGGGGAACCCCTCAGACATCATGTGGGCGCAGTCTAGGGGTGACTCCACGACGTACACGATGTCTTCGCGCATCTGGCCGTACCCAAACAACGTGGAGGCTTTCTTGAGTCCGGGGGGGCGGTTCATGAAGTGGCGCGAATCCGTGCCCTTCTCCTGCCATCCCAGCAGTGCAGAAGTCTCTGGGTCCCTGAGTGGAAGGATCCATGACGCCGTTTTGTTGTCCCACAGGACTTCGTAAGCAACCGCTGACTCTGGGCTAATCTTCCGCTCGTTCAGTTTGTCTAGTGGTGGGTTGACAAAAACTGCCAGCCTTGCCTCTGACATCTCCACCGGCTTAGGCAGGCTTGAGATGTGCTGTGGGGTTGACCGCAGGGCTGACGCCAACTTATCTGGCGTGATGTCCGAAATGGACGCAATCCATGCTTTTGCCGAAGCGTAGTCGTAAACAACTTCTTTTGTCCAAGATGAGCGGTGAAAGCCCTTAATGTCGCAAACGAGCTTTAGGAGGCTCCCCGAGTAGTGGCAAGAAAAACAGATGTGCTGGCCTGTAGTCAAGTTGATCCACCATGAAGGAGAGTTATCCTCTTTACCTGTGCGCCCCTTGTGCATAGGGCATAGAGCAACGGCTTCAGCGCCCTTGTTCTCGTAAAATACCTCGAGCTCATCGAGGACTGCTTCGATGTCCATTACATGACCCCCCAGTCT